ACAAACATACTTGGTGCTAGTCCATTAGAAATGTTAGCATTGTGAAACCTTGAAACACGCGCATCAAGTTGTATATCATTAACGCCACCAATATAAGCAGGTAAAGGATATATTTCTTGTCCTGGGTTGTAGTTTTTGCAATAATAGATTTGACTTGCGCTATCTTTCTTAGTATCTGTTGGATCATAACTTTTATATTCTACTGGCTTATATTTTCTGATCTGTGACCAGTCAGATGAATAGTAGTAACTGTGTATATTATCTTCCTCATCCGGCTTGCCTGATCTTACGTTTGCAAATGGTAGGTGGTAAATTTCAGCGATTCTTGTTCCTTCGCGATTCCATACAATGTTTAGTGAATAACCACCAAATAATGTGTAGTCTAAACTGATTCTAGAGAATATCTCGTCAATAGTATCTCCATCAGTGTTAATGTATTCTCCACCATAGTCTTTAATACCTTCTCCAAAGATACCATCTTTAATAGCGTCAATACATGTGTGATTCATTGCAGAACTATCGTATAAACCGATTAGTTGCTGAGGGAATAGATTATCTATACCGAACTTAATGTAGTCTTTTCCTCTTTGTTCTTGGATTACAGGTAAGTCTAGTGCTTCAAATTTGCTACCTTTAATACTATATAATCCTTCTGGGTTCGTGTTTCTCATATTATGTTTTAATAATTTGGTCTAAAGTATGTATCTGCCTCTCTTTGCTCGTTATCTGAGATATAATCGACAGTACCAACATCACCTCCAGGCTTTGTAATTATTTTTACAATGTCAGTATAAGGACCTAATGCCCATGTATAATAACCATTATAGTGTTTATCTTCAAAATCTGCTGGTAAGTCTACCACAAACTCTGCATATCTTGTATTCTCGCTAACGATTGACCAGTTACCAGATGTTACAGTTACTAGTGTTTCTTGTGAATATTGTGACTTAAGTGTGAATGTGTCGTTAATATCTAGTGCTGAAGTAGGCGAATTGATGTAAAACGTCGCTTCTTCTGCTGTTATTGTTGTCGTCATACTATATAATGTGTGTTTCTACTTAGAAATATAAAAAGTAAACAAGTTGTAGGATGGCCATATAATAAGTATGGAATACACAATATACTACGGTACATTACCAAACGGAAGAGATAAAATAGGAGTTGATGAAGCTTGGCCTAACAGAGCAATACAACAATCACTTACAAATTACTATGTACTAGAAACACATTTAGATGAAATGACAGCATCTAAAAGAGAACTAATATTACAAAAAGAATATGGTTTAAAAGTAGATCCATTTCCATACCATTTAAGAAAAGTAAGAGGTAGTGTAGGTGGTATTAAAAGAAGCCAAATGAATGATATGTCAGGTAATCAACAAAAAAATGTTTGGTCTAATTATACTGAAGAAGAAAAAGCACAAAGGCGTTTAAATATTAGTATTAATCATGGTAGTAGAAAAGTAACTCCAGAACAAGAAGAAGAAATACGACAAAAATATATTCCTAGAGTTTATACTTTACACATGTTAGGTGAAGAATATGGTTGTACGTATGCTAATATTTCTAGAATTTTAAATAAAAAAAGGGCTACTAATTAAAGTAACCCTTTCTTATTTATATACTCTAAGTTAAATCTTATGATTCAACTATTGTACTAGTAACTTCGAATGAAGGAGCTTCCTCCATCCCTGAAATCGTAAGTTCGTACCCGTTGCGGTCGCCATAAGCTACACCCGAAACAGATGATCCAGCAGTCATAAATGCTCCTCTTTCAACACCAACTGAAAAATACTTATCGTTGTTGTCTTTAAACACTACAACCATATCAGTCGCTTGCGCCATTAAAAGGATTTGATCTCTTTTAGCAGATTCCATTTTATTAAAGAGCATAGTTAATGCTTGATCATAAAAAACGGTGCCATTTTCTTGAGATACATTTATAGTTTCTGTGAAACTAGATGTTTGTCTCGGTACGTCGAATTCAAAAAAGTCACTAGGAGTAAGCGCAGAACCTCCAACAGTTATTGCTGAAATAGTTCCTGAGGATTGTGTAATAGATTGTACTGGTCCGTTAGCTATAAATATCTTATCGATACCGCCATTAGAGTCGTTACAGTCTAAAGTAAATCCTGCTGTTAAATTGCTACATGCCATAGTTTATACTTTGTTTTTTTAGTTAAAACTAAGGCCCGAAGGCCCTAGTTATTGAATTATGCTAATCCGTTTGTACCGAATTGATCTACTTGAGATACTGCTACACCTAGGCGCCACTTAGAAATTAGCTTTACGACATCCTGGCCGCGGTCAAAAAAGAATTGAAGCGTGCTCGCGTCATCTTCTAAACCTGTACCTGCAACGATCATCCCTGAAGGACCTGCTGCTACGTAATCAGAACCTACTAAACCTGAAGTTTTTACTACAGTAATGTTAGCTCCTGGTAATTCAAAAGATCTACCGTCTCCTTGGTCATAGTGGTAATAGTTTTGTGCAACTAAAGCTCTTCTTAGAGTGTTAAAGTTTGCTGGAGAAACGATCATAATTAAATCGTCTCTATCTTTAGATGCTTCGTTGATTGCATCAAAGATGTTTAACGCTTGCTCAACTGCATTAGATAAAGTCCATGCTGCTGGTGCTGCTGATAAAGTTGCTCCTGCTGCTGCAGTTACTTGATCTTTAATACCAGTTCCAGTACCGTCTCCGTCAATTAGGTAAGCTTCGTTGTATTTTGAGATTCTTTTTACATAGTAATCAGCGATCACTTCCTCGAAAGGTACTGATTCTTGATTAGCTGCTGCAGACATTCTCTGGCTTAACCAGTATTGTCTTAAATCTTCTGGACATAAGTCCATCTTTACTTGTTTGTCTCTGATAACGATGTCTACTTGTGAGAAATCTACATTACCAGAAGGATTCCAACCACATGAAAGGTCAGCAACGTTTAAGTCACCGTCCATTAAGTTGATTGCTACTGTTCCAGCAGAAAGTCCTGATCTTAAGTCTACATAAGACATTAAGTCAGTTTCTAATACTGCCTTCGCAATTAAATCCATTGATGTTTCATCTGTGTACGCTGTTAGCGCTGTTAAATCAAATGCCATAATTTAGTTTTTGTTTTTAATTGTTTGGTTTATTTTCTACTCTTTCTTAATGATACAAGTCTTTCAAATCTTGCTTCAGCTGTAGTAGCTCTGTTTTGTGCCTCTTGTGAGAAGGTGTTGGCAACCTTTTTTGCTGCAGGTTCATCTGCAACTTCGTTAAATCTTGAAGTTAAAACACTTAGTTCTTCTTTCAGTTCTTTAATCTCTTCAGTGTAAGGCTCTAACATACCAGCGATACCTTCCAGTAACCCTTCTACGTCAAATTCCTTTTTCTCTTCAACTACTACCTCTTCCTCTTCGAAAGATTCTTCTGCTTCAGATACCGACTCTTCAGAGCCTTTTTCTTCAACATTAGTAATTTCACCAGATTCACCTACAGTGATTAATAAACCGTCAGTTGTTTCGTGTTTGCCTTCCGGCGCGAATGGATCTTCTGATGCACCTTCTCCAGCTCTTACAAATAAGATTGCTCCTGCTTGTAATTCACCTTCAGTGTACACTTCTGTTCCATCAACTAAAGTAGCCTCCGCCATTTTAGTTTCCACAACTTCTTTAACTTCTTCAGTAGCAGCGCCGAGCATTACTCGTAGCTTGCTGATTGCGTCGTTGACTGTCATATACTGTATAAGTTTATTTAGTTTAATCAGACCTATGCCTGACACTTAGAAATATGTATCTTACTCATATTGACAGAAGTTGCCATTTAGTGGCCATCTAATGGCACGGGAGCTCCAGCATGATGCGCCCTCTTCGAAAGTTTTTGCAAAATAATTGCCATTTTATTTTTTTATGTCAAAAACATTTCGTATATTAGTACTATAATTAATCAATAAAACAAATAAACATTATGAGACATTCAAAATTAGATTACAATGAAATCGTCCGTTACATCGGACAAGACTGTGTATACGATGGGTATACCTATTTAAAAACTGGTGACTTAGTTCATATCGAAAGACAGATGACTGGTAAACGTGTAGCCTTTGCATGTAAATGGGGAGGTCATCAATATACTTTAAAAATGCCTAGAGATCTTTTTGAAACTTTACCTAATCGTCCAAATATGTATTCTAAACTTTGGAATAAAAACGGAGCTAGACCAGAAGAATTACAAGGACTAGTTAATGGTGACGTACGTTACGTATTAGGACAACTACTATAATTATGATAGGTCCAGGAGAAATCGCAGTAGTCATCATAGTTTGGTGGCTACTGTTTAAATTGAAACAAAGTAAAAAGTAGTACTATAACTACTATAATAATAAAATAAATAAAATGACAAACAACATGAAAATCGGACAAAGAATTAACCACGTTAGAAATTCTAACTACCCAACACCAACAGACATTCTAGATACTGGAACAATAACAGGAGGACCATGGAGAATTCCTGGCGAAGCGTATCTTCACTACAATGTTAAATGGGACTCGCTTGGAGATAGTATCACAAATGAAATACCACAGACTTTAGAATGGTCAAGAAAATACAGTTACAAACTAGCTAAATAATGCGTAAGAAGCTACCACCAAAATTAAGTATGGAACATGCGAAAGTCCTCAGAGCCAAATGGCTCGAGGGCACTAGCATTAATACATTATGTAAGCAGTATGACCTAACTAGGAATTCTGTTAAGTGTATCTTAAAGGGTAAGACATATAATAAGCATGGTGAACATACTAATTTATATGAAGAGAAGTTTACTGGTCTTTTTTAGGCTTTCTACGTATCTCTATAATTCTAGCAACGTTAAGTATTATACCAGTAATTATTAGAGCCATCGTTAGTATTGATGACCAATCAATCATTGCAGCACCCGCTGCCGCAACAGTTGTCCCGTTTGCTATTGAATCTTTTAGTTCGTCCATTATAGTTTAGCAGCTTTTTCGATAAAGTTACCGGCAATTGAATAACCGTTAAGCTCACCATTTTTAATTTTATTCCAAGTTTCTTCATCATTAATTTTGTATGATACCATCCACGTAGATTTAGGAACGTTAAAGCCCATAGCTTTAGATTTATCCATGTTAGGATCTTCAACAATCCAAGATTCAAGTAAAGTATTGCCTGTCGTAACATTGTCATCATGATTAATGTCTGTATTATTCATTTTATTATACTCAAAGAATTTCTTAGCGATTTTCTTAATAGTATCTTGACTAAAGTATACATGGAATGGATTACCCATCTCATCTTTACGTAAGATTAGTTGTTGTGGCACCATTGCCGGGCCTGTTACTATCATTTCATCATCTGCAG